GCCCTCGGCGGCATTGCAACTCCTGTGCAGGATGCCGCGAATCTCGCCTGTGTCGTGGTTGTGGTCCACCACCCCCTCCTTGGGGATGCTCAGGTCGATTGGTTCTCCGCAGAGCAAGCAGCATCCTCCCTGGGCTTCGAGCTGGCGCTTGCGGAATGCTGGCATACTGCTTCGCGGTAGTTTCTTCAGTCCCACGGCAAGTCTACCTCCTCGTGTTCTGACTGGCGCATCCAGGGCTGCTGCATGCACCACTGCACGAACTCCCGGTTCTCTTGCGTCAGGTCGTGGCTCATGATGTAGTCGAACACGTGGTCCCTAGGGTGCTGGAGCAGATGCAACAAGTACCCCTCTGCGATCACGTTCTGCTCGATCTTGCGGTACCCGTCGATGACCAGATTGGCGGCTTCGTCACGGTCCCGAACTTCCTCCAGAACCTTCAGAGTAGCCGCCGGACCGCACAGTGCACCGTTGTACCTGGCCAGTCCGGCTACGTTGTCCGCACTGTCCCCCATGAGCATCTGCGCCCAGAAGAATATCGGACCACGGCCGATCACCTTCAGGTTCCCGGAATCGGTGAGCTTCGCGCTCACCCAGCCATGCGGCTCCGGCCCGTCCACTGTGCCGGTGCTCTGGTTGTAGTACAGGTACGGGGTGCAACGCAGGTCCTTGTCGTCCGACCAGATCACGCCATCCATGCCGAGGTGGTGTGCCTGGATAATCATGGCATCGTCAGCCTCGATGTCGTAGTGCATGCGCACCTGGAACTCGGGCAGCCAGTTCTCCTTCTGCATCATAGCCTCGCGCAGCGGTTCAAGCAGCGGAGGCTTGGCCTTGTTCTTGCGTTGGCCTTGATAAGGCTTCTTCGCATTCACAAGCGGCCGGTTATTCTTCAGGCAGGTCCTGTGCGTGAGGTGCACAGTGGCCGATCCACAGCCAGTCATGTGCAGCTCTGTCAGGATTGCAGCTTGATAGTTCGCAATTGCGGTTTGCAGCCTCTTGACCTTGGCAGCGACCCGGTACGCCGGGCCGTCGCCGTCGAGGATGAGGTGCCGGGAAGCCTTGGCCTCCCGGTCAACCTCCATCTTCTGCTTAACCGCAGCGATGTTCACGCCACGGATAATCACAGCTTACTCCGGCTGAGGCATGGCCATGGCCGGGCGGCGCTGTACCGGGGCAGGATTGGCCGGGGCATCCTGCGGGTCGTCCTGCGGGTCCTCCTCCTCGGGCTCCTCTCCCTTCGGTGCCGGGGTAGTCGGGCGACCGTTAGTGATGAGCAGCTCCTCCAGCGCGGAGCCGGGGAAGTTCACAGCCTTGAGGATGTCGCCTTGCAGGAACGAGCGCAGCCCGTCCCATCCTTCCAGAGTCGGGAACTCCCACAGGAACAGCTGCACCAGGTTCTCGTCAATGGCCGGCAGGTCGTACAGCTTCCGGGTGCGGGGGTCCTGCGGCGGCAGGAAGCCATCCAGCTTGATACCCGACTTGGTTTCCTTCTTGTCCTTACCACCCTTGAAGTGCTCGATGGTGAGCAGTACCGGCTGGCACACCAGGCCGTTCACGTCGGCGATGAAGTCAGTCCACCAGGTGGCTCGACCGTCCCAGTTCAGCTGCTTGAACAGCTTGTACGCAGTGGACTTCTCATTGCGCCCCTGGTTGATCCAGTTCGTCTCCACCAGGTACGGGGTACCATCGTCGTTGGCGAAGCCCTCGTCGTACACGGCGAAGACCAGGCGGAACTTATCCACAGGGTCCTTGGGTTTACCCTGGTACGAGTTCGGCTGACGGCCTGCCTCGATATAGCCGACGAGGCGGGCGATGGTCATACCCTCGGGAAGAAGGCGGGCTTTCTGGCCGCCCTTCTGGGCCTGGGTCATGTCGGTGCTGGCGATTTCCTTGGCCTGCTGGGCTGCTGCGATCAGGGCTGCTACGTTACTCATAGGATGCAATCTCCTTCAGTTCTTCAAGGTGTTGTTTCAGTTGGTCACGCGGCGCGGGGATGACCTTCCCGTCTTCCTTCACGGTAGGCCCGTCGTTCAACACTCCGGGATGCCAGTGAATCTTCTGGTACATGCTAGCACCGAACTCAATTGCGGCAGGGAACGGTACATTCAGATCGTATCCCAGCTTCTCGTTGAAGTATCGGGGCAAGTCCTCCATGATCTCCTTCACCAGGGACGCCACTTCATCGAGCACATCGAGGTGGCAATCCAGGTAGATGGCGTCATGCACCGTGTTGATGATGTACACGCGGGGATTCCCAGCCTCGTCTGCGAAGAAGTCCCTATCCAACAGGGCGCGGAACACTCGGCCGCAGGTACCCTGCACGAAGAACCCCGATTCGCCTTGGATGGGGTAGTTCCGCATCTGGGTTGGCTTGAACAGCATCATCTGCTGGCGCTTGCCATCCACCCATACCGTCTTCGGGTACTGGCGGAACTGGTACGTGGTGCCACCAGGTGACTGCCAGGTGCCGGTGCAGTACGAGCGCCAGTACCCGTCCACCTCCTCACGGTGCCGCTCCAGGTTGGACTCAACGGTCGGGATGATTACTTCGTCATAGAACGCCTCCACTTCAGGGAACAGTGCTTTCTCTGCGTCGATGAACGCCTGGGCCTCCTCCACCGTACAGCCGGTAGCGAAGGCGATACCGAATGCCGTGGCCCCGTACTGGTACGCAAACGCCTTCGGCTTCACGTTCGTACGCAACGTATCGTACTTCGCGTGCTCCGGGTGCGTCTGGTCCTTGCACTTCTTCAGTACGTCCTCGTAAGGCTCGCCCAGCTGCCCTGCCAGTCGCATGCAGTGCATGTCGATGTTGTCGCGCAGCGCCTTCACCAGGTTCTTGTCCTTGCTGAACGCCGCCAGCGTTACCACTTCCAGGGCGCTGTAGTCGGCCTCAATGATGCAGCCGTGGGCTCCGAAGCGGGACACAAACATCTTCTTCACTTCCGAGGTGTCACCTCGCGGGAGGTTCTGGAAGTTCGGGTTGTTCGAACTCAGGCGGCCAGTCACGGTGCTGGTGCAGTTCAGGGTGTGGTGCACATAGTCCAGATCGTTCAGGTACTGGAGCATTCCTGAGCGCTTCGTGACGTTACCTTCCTCGTCGCACTTCTCTCGGAGGTAGTACGTGCCCATGTCCTTGTCCACCTTGGCGAACCGCAGCAGACCTTGAAGCACGCGTCGGGTCTCCTCGGAGAACTCCTTACGCTGGGCCAGTACCTTCAGTGCATCAGCCCCCGTGCTCAGGACGGGGCTGCCGTCTGCCAGGCTCCGCTTGCCGGCGAACTCGTCGAGGAAGCTCTCGCGAACGTCCTCGGGCAATTTCTCCAGCGGTGCGATGCCGGGGAGGTAGTGCAGCAGTTCGCCCCACTTCAGCTGTACCTCGTCGGTGTCGCGGCGGAACGTCTTGGGTAGTCCCTTGTTCCTTCCCGCCTTATACCGAACCACCGGGCCGTGCTCGAATTCCGCCTCTGCGAACTCACGGCTGCCCTCGGCATGCGTATCGGCGGGGAGGTACACGTCGCCGAACTGGTAGAAGTCGGCCTTCACGTACCGGGGATTCCCCTCCGCGTCAACACTGGGTACCCGTGCCCTGTACTTCATGGGGCCACCGTATACCCAGGCGCTCATGTGGTAGTCCGAGGTCTCCTTGAACTCAGCCTCGGCGGGCAGGCCCTCCCGGTACTTGGCGAACTCCTGGCGCAGTGCCTCCAGCTCAGCCTCCCCCTTGCGCAGCTGTGCAAAGGCCACCTTGCGGTCCACCTTCAGCCCGCTGTCCATTGCCAGGCAGTTGAAGATCAGCCCCTCCATGCGCTCCACAAACATCTTGTACATGCCGCGCTCTACGAGCTGTTGGTACTGCTCGTAGAATACGATGCGGGTGTTCTCGATGTCGCCGCTCGGGCCGATGAGGTATTCGGCGAGCAGGTCCGGGTCGATCTGGCTCGTGAGGTAGCCCTGCTCCCACAGCGCCTTAACGCCGTCCACCTTCTGAGTACCACCGTACATTGGGGCGATGGTGTTCAGCGCCGGGTACGTATCCTGCTGGTTCGAAAGCAGGTAATGCGCGTACGCCGTGCAGAAGAACCTGCCGCCACGCTTCAGGAACTTCAACACTTCCTCGCGCTGCTGCACCAGCATCCAATCCAGCTCAAATGGTGCGTTGTGCGCCACGATCAGCCACACGTTGTCCGGGATGTGCAGCCATGACGTGGCTTCCTCCTTGGACTTGTAGTGGAACAGCTGGCGCTCGCCGGCATACGGCTCGCTCTCGATGGCCTGGCCCAGCATCACCACGTAGTTATCAGGGTGCCGGGGGCTGGCCTTGGTTCCGTAGTATTCGTGATTCTCGACCTCAAGGTCCAGAATCATTACGCTGTCAGGTTTCACAGTCCCCTCCTGTCATCAGCCGGTACCCCTGCATCAGAGTACCCGCTGTGAGGTTAAAGCCGCTGTAGAGCACGATGTTGTGTGCCGCCTCTACGTCACCTTCGAGAACTGCCTTGCACAGCTCGATGCGCTCGAACTTGTGGATGAACTGGCAGCGCTTGGCCAGCTCGGTGAAGGCCACCCAGCGCAGGTACACCAGCGGACACCAGCACAGGATCAGGTTCTCGTCGCCCTTGCGGAACGCGCACCACTTGTCGTCATCCTGCTTGCTGTAGCCGAGGCCGCACACTTCCCAGCCTCGGGCTGACAGCGTATTGAATTGCTCGTCACGGTGCTCCTCCGGCACGTAGCCGAGGAAGTCGATGTCCTGCGGGCCTCTGTCCGGGTCCGCGCCAATGTAGGCCGAGCCGGTCGGCCACTTCTTAATCCAGGTCATTGCTTGTCCTCCCGAATGCGAACGAACGTGGGGTGACGGTACCCGCCTGCCCTATCACGCTCCATGAAATTAAATTCCACCCAGCGCCCGAGGAAGTCTTCAGGATGCTGGAACATCTCTACACCCAGCTCGTGCGGGATGCCGTGTGGGGTGGCGGTGCTGCCGTCCTCTAGCCGCAGGACGATAGAACCAATGCGACCGAGGCGATCCCCAGCCACCAGACCCAGCTCGGGCTGATCCTTCCCGCAGACGGCCTCAACCAGGTCCACGATGCAACCATCGGCAGTTTCCTCCGGCTTCAGTTTGTACCACGCATAGGTGCGCTTGCGCTCGTACCGTGCATGCGGCAGCTTCACCATCGCACCCTCCAGGCCCTGCGCCCGGTACCGCTCGAATGCCCGCTCCACGTCCTCCTCAGAGGCCGCCAGAACGTCGTTCAGGGTGCGCAGGTAGGGTTGCATTGCCATGCGCTCGAACGCCTGCAGAATGCTCTTACGGGAGCTGTACGGGGCATCCAGGCCGGGCAGGTCCAGCAGGTACAGCAGCACCTCTGCCGTGCGCAGGTCGCTGGGGACCCCTTTGCTCGACCGGGTGTAACGGTACGTGTCCGCAAAGGTGCCGTTCACCACGACCTCACAGTCCAGCTCCTTGATGCTCGCCTTGCGCATCCACGGCAGCAGGGCGCGGGCATACTGTTCCAGGTTGTGCAGCGGCTTCCCCGCGTAGCTCAGCACCTGCACGTCTACCGGGGTGCCGGCGCAGGCGTCATGCACCACCTTCAGGTGCGCACGGATACCATCCAGCTTCGGCTCCACGTACACCGGGAAGTCGAAGCGCAGTTTGCCCCGGCTGTACCGGGCGGACCACGGGTGGCCCTTCATAAGCTCAGCCATCAGTATCTCTCCTCATGGATAGGGGCGACAGGGTTCTCCTCGTTCCAGTACACGCCAGCCCACACGATCCCCATAGGACCAAAGCGGAACACGTAATCAACTTCCCCGCACCACGCTGTGCAGTATCCGCCGAGGTGGACGCTGAATATCATTTCCATTCGTTCTTCTCCGGGATGAAGTGAAGCTCTACCCTGGTCTCGCCCTTGACCCCAGACCTTGCGAGCTTGTTCTTCGGGGTCCACAGACCTCTAATATGCTCAAAGCCCGGTGTCGGGTTGATGCCCATCATGATCGCCAGGTCCACCGTGGTCTGGATGCCAGTCTTGCTGTTCTGGATCGCAGTCAGCGGCGGGAACAGCAGACCGTTACCCTCGACCGAGACCTGTGCAGTCCCCACGTGCACGAAGTCGTACAGGGCCGCCAGCTCTCGCATGCCGTCCCATACTTCTTCGAGCTGCCCTATATCA